ACTGTTGCGACGCGGATCATCGCGGCGGGATCGAGAGGGATGTCTTCGGGCGCGGCCATGCCCGCCACAAAGAGCGAGTGGCCGTCAATTGCCAGAGCCGGCCCTTGTATCCGCGCCGGTTACAGGGCTGGATCTTCTAGGGAAGCCGTGATTGACGACACGCCATCGGGTGCAGGCACCAGCGGGCTATCGGCATCGGCCCATGCACATTCGTGGCGGATATTGGTGATGCACCCCTGCACGGCATCGCGGTCGGTCTGCGTTTCGCAGAGCGCAAGCGCCTCTTTCAGCTTGAGGTAGACCTTGTCCGCCCTGGGGTCGCTCATAGTTTTTCTCCTTAAGACCAGTTCGCGTTGCCGCCGCTGGAGGTCCCCAGCGCCGGGCTGAAGGACATCCCAGCATTGCCGTAATGAAACATCACCCCACCATGGAGGCATTGGCTCTGATCGACCGAACCCGCTTGTGGCGTCGTGATTTCCATCCATCCCGCCGCTATCGTCGCATAAGTGCGGATCGCGTCGGTCGTCGCCTTCGAGCCGGATACCGCGATCTTCGGGTAACCCTTCGACGGGCCGCCCTGATGCAGCAGATAATAGGCGGCGATACAGTTGACGATCGTCCCGCCATGATGCGCCAACGCGCCAAGCGGACCGACCGAGATCAACGCGCCCGATCCTTCATTGCCCGGGATGCCCGGTTGCACCGAGCCCGCGGTAAGATTGGTGTTCGCCGGGTTTGCATTGCTGATTGCGAAGGCGTTGATGCGAATATTGCCATTGATTGTCAGGGGCTGGGTGACGCGGTCGAACTTTGGAACGAGCATCTCGCCCCAGCTGCCCATCACGAGATAGGCGCCGTGTAGAAACTGCCCGAAGAAATCGATTTTGTTGGCGAACCCGTCAGGGTTCATCATCAGGTGGACGCCATAGCAGGCGAGGCCGTATTTCGGCGAGTTGACCCAGGCAGGAAGCGGCGGCGTGTAGACGTGGAATTCCGCCGTCCCCGTCGAAAGCTTGCCACCGAACATGACCAGCGGCCCGCCCGACTGCTGATAGCCAAACCAGTTGCGCGTGCCGACGAACGCGACATCGGACCCCGCGGCGGACACCGCCCACACATTGCCATCGAAAGCGCAGTCGCTGAAGCGTGCGCGCGCGCCACCGACGGCATTACCGTGCGATACGTTGAAACCGAAATCCCAGCCATAGCGCGAGGCGTTCTCGGTTAGGATGCGGGCAACCCCGCCGATGCCGTGGGGGAAGGCAAGGCCAAAGCCGCCCGTCAGATCCTTCGGGCCGTCGAACCGGATCGATGCCCCGTATTGGCTGCGCAGGAAGGCGCGGTCGTCGGCCTCCACCCCCGACATATCAGAATTTCGCGGCACCGCCTTGCCCTCAGCAAAGGCCGGACCGGTTATGAACAGGTTCGAGCTGTGCAGATTGCGCACGGTACGACCTCCCACCGGGATGGACATACTGCCGCCATTGCCTGCCGGCGTGTTCAGCGAGGTGATGAGAATCTCGACAACGTCGCTGCCGCCGAACTCATCATACCAATCGAGCGCCGCCATAAACGTCGTGAAATCGCCGCCCGGTCCGCAGGTTTTGGTGACAGGGCCTGCCCAACCCTGCATCCAGTCGTTCAAATCACCGACCGGCGTGCCGATCGACGCGAGGCCTGCCGCGAGCGCTGCGATGCTGATCTTGCTATCGATCAACGCCTTGCTTGCACCCTGGAATATTTCGACTGACCCACCGACCGTGCGCCGATACCAGTGAATAGATCCATCGCCAGGCGCGACCGCAAATTCCTGACCGTTCGCCGTCACCGCTTCGCCCGCTGCGACATTCGGATAATATGGGCCTTGGGTCAGCGCGATGTCGCGCGCGGTCTCGGCGGCTTCGGTGATCGATGCGATGACCTCGCCGATCACGGCGCCCCGGGTTTCGCCGTCTTGGACAACGGGGACGGGTTCATTGCCGACAAGCGGCCCCGCGGGGGGAAGCTGGGAAATCTTGGCCATGCGTCAGGCTTTCATGATGAAGGCGAGGGCGAAGTAGGGCGGCCTGCTGTCGGCGGCGTCGATGGTCAGGCCGTGATCATGCGCCGCGCCGCCGCCCGTGCTGCTGGTCCGACCGATCGTCGGCTCTGCTACGGTGCCATCCAGGGAATATTCGCTGTCGCCGCCGCTGTTACTGGCTTCGAAGATCGAATTCGCGGCGGTCAATGCGCCGCTGCCGACCGCCGCAACGGTGGTCAGGTGGCGATGTCCTGGCATCTGGGCCTCGGTCAGCACATGAGCCGCGACCGCGCTGCCCGGGTGCCCATGTTCGACGCTGCCCCCCGTATCGCCCACGTCATAGGCGCCGCCCGCGCCGACGATGAACCGGTCGCGCAGGTCGGGCGTGCCGTTGGCCCCGTTGCAGAGCAGCCAGCCCACGGGAATGTCGGGCAGCGATCCCCACCATTCGGTGACAATGCCGCGCGGCATCAAAGCCTTCAGCATCCGGTCCAGCTGCTTGGGCGTGATGATGGTTTCGTCATCGTCGCCGGCATCGACGGTCGCGTCGTCGGCGAGCTTCGCGACCCCGGCGACCGTGTGTGATGCCGGCGGATTGAGGAACAGCGCGTCGCCGAATTCGATCACGGCCGCAACGCCATTGCCGAACGCAATGTCGAGCGCGAACAGGCTGGTCGCCAGCTGCGCCTTGGACAGGATCGGATCGGCGACGGCGCTGTAGACCGCGATCAAGGTGCCATCGGACGCGAAGAGGCCGAAGCCGGTCACATTGTAGACGATTGCCGCCGGGTCATGGGCGACGATATGGATGATGCTTTCTGACACCGCCTGACCCGCAACCGTATCGATGCGCCGAAACTCGCCGGGCAGGGCGGTCAGTGTAGGTGCCATCACGAACGGCGTCGCAGTCAACCCCAGCTCGGTAATCTCGACAGCGTCGGTGCCGCCATTCTGGGCATCGACGATCGCGTCCCAGCCCGCGTCGGTGATGATCATCGGCAAGGCGGCCATCAGTTTGTCTCCAACAAGGCGCCGGCTTCGTTGGCGATCGGCTCACCATCTTCGGTCTGCAAAAGGCTGTCCCAATAGGGATCCGGATCATGCGCCGCGTCGAGCCGCGTCCGGCTGAAGGTCGCGGAGGTGGCGGCGGCGACGCCCCAGGCCGTCGCCTGGGCCTCGAGCGACTGCACGAAGGTGAAATGGCTGCGGGCGGGTTTGACCGACGCGACGTCGCGAATAATGGCGGCGGCGGTCTCGCTGGTCAGGAAGCTGGCGGGGATGTCGGCCGCCGCGGCGCGGACTTCGAAGGTGTGCGGCTCGCCGCGCGGGCTCATTTGCCACCATTCGACGATCTGCAGCAGTGGATTGAAGCGGTCGAGCACTTCGCGGACGATCGCCCGCGTGCCCTTGCGGCGATGGAACGGGATCGCATCGGCCACGGCGGCGCGCTTTTCGGCCTCTGTCCAGTTCGGATCCCAGCGGGAGATCGCAAAGCCCCAGGCGAGGATGGGGAGAATGTTGGCGGGGCAGGTTGCCGGGTTCCACAGGTGGCCGACCTCCGACAGGTCGATGTCGGCGCGCATCGCATCCTCGATCGCGCGTTCCGCATCGGTGGCGTTTGGAGGCAGGATGCTCTTTTCGAGCAGTTCGGGCGGCAGGGCGCTCATTCAGCGACGCCGGCGTAATTCAGATTGATCCCGGTGCACCATCCGGCCTGAAGCGGGGTCATTACCTGGTCGACGGCGGGGCTGGTCAACGCGACGCGCTGGACGCCGGCGACGTGCAACGCGGCAATGATTGCCGACCGGGGAATGTCACGGCCCAAGCGGCGCGCTTTCGCCAGATAGGCATTGAGCGAGGATTCGGCGGTCGTTTCGATCAGCGTCGGATCTGGTCCGGCATAGAGGTACAGGTCGGCGGCGATCGTGAAATCGACGACATCGGCCGACTGGACGATGACTTCATCGGTTAGCGGCCGCACCGCATCGGCCGTCAACATGGCCGTCACCGCGGCGAGCGTGCCGCCTGGCGCGCTGCCATCGCCGGTCCGCGAAAGGACGGAAACAACGACTTGCCCCGGTGTCGGTGACGTGGCGGACGCGTCGAGAACGTCGCCGCTCGCCGATTTCGCGAAATAGACGTAGGCCAGCTCGGGCCCCGCCACGCTGAAACTGTGGGGCGCCAGCAGGATACGGCCGCGCAGCTCGGTATCGCTTTCCATGACGGCTGGCGCGCCGGTCACGGGATTCGCCGGGGTAATTTCCAGACGTGCGACACCATAGAGCGCACCGAGATTGTCCAGGTTGGCGCCGGTCGCAAAGGCCAGCAGCATCTGGCGCGCGGCGTCGTTGCACTGCTGGGCGATCAGCAGCTCATCATAGCTGTCAGCCTCGAGCAACTTCATCGCGGGGTCGCTTTCAACCAGCGCGTCGAATTCGGGCATGCTGACGATCAGGCGCGCGATCTTGGCGGCGAGGCGAGCCTCGAAATCGGGCTGCGGCACCAGGACGGGAGGCGGCAGTTCCGACAGGTCGATGGCGGGCGACGTTGCGATGGACGAGATTGGCGGCATGACGGGCAGGGAAAGCCGAAGGCACGCGCGCGCGCTAGGCGGCGGCCCTGTATCGGCGGGCCTTACAAGGGTTCCGTGCGATCAGGTGCCGCGGGAAAGATGCTTTTCGACCGCTTCGAATGTCCGACCTTCGTCGTCTGGATGAAAGCCGAGCAGCTCGCGAGCGATATAGCGGGCACGAATGGTGCGGCCGTCGCGGGTGCGGCCGACTTCATCCTCTTGCCCGAAATGATGGACCTGCGCGACCTGCTGTGCCTGGCCGACAAAGCCGATGCTGACCTGGTCGGGGGTGGCGCGTACCTTCAGGATCCGCGCCTGGCGCAACTGCCGGAACATCTTGCCGCGCTTGCTGGTGCCCGGGCGCGGGCGCCGCGCTGCCATCGCGGTGCCATCGGGCTGGACGTTCGCGGCGATGCGCGCGCTGTTCGACCGGCGCAGCGACTGCCCGATCTTGGTCAACAGGCCCCTACGCTCGCGCGGCGACAGCGCGGCGGCGATGCGCGAAAGAAAGGGTTCAAGGCGGTCTAGGTTGTGCTCGATCATGGCAGCGGCGCGTCGGGGATCAGCCTTTCGCCGTTGAACCAGATGCTTGCCAGCGGCGGGACGGGATCGCTGCCCCCGATGCCGAGATCGTCGGTCAACAGCGGGTCGGGTTCGGCAAGGAATTCCATGTCGAACCCGCCATCGGGGCGCTTCACGGTGCGGACCTGTTCGGTCAGCTGCAGCTTGAATTGCAGGTCGACGCTAGCATTGTCCATGAAATCGACTTCGAAGGCGATGGCGGCCTTGTTCGGCTGCAGCAGGTCGGGCTGCTGGACGCGCAGCCAGTCGAGCATGGCGATCGCAAGCGGCGCCTGCTTGCGCCCATAGCCGATCAACAGGACGTTGAGCTGGTAGCTGTAGGCGAAGCTGAAGCTGGGCGTCATCGGCGACGCGATGCTGCCCTGGTCGACCCACATGATCAGCGCATGCGGATCGCGGGCGAGTTCGGGATCGATCGCAACGAGGGCGGCGCGCAATAGGTCGGGTTTCTTCATGCGCGCCGCGCTCCTTTACTGACCGGCAGCGCCGGCGAGTTTGTCTTGCACAGCTTGGTGCAGTTCGTCAGACCGCGCACGGGCGGCGGCAAGCGCTTCTCGTAGCGCTTCTCCCTGCGCCTCCTGCTTTCCGCCGGTGAAGGTGGCGATCACCAGTTCGGCGAGATCGAAGAAGGCCGGACCGGTCCTGCCAGCGGTTTCGATGATGGCGAGCAGCTTGGCGTAGTCGATCATGCCAGGCACTCCCCGCTTTGCGCCGCGAGCAGGTCCGCCACGGCCTTTCGAGCGATCTTCGCGGCGTCGGTATAGCTTCGGGCGTTGCCAGCATCATAGGCAAGGCGGAGCGCGACGACGGCGCGGTGCGCCGCGCGGTCGCATGCCGCAACGGCTTCCGCGGCTGCGCCCCGGATCAGCCCGGCGTCGGTGGCGGTCAGGATCGCGAACGCCGCCGCCTGATAGGCCAGCTCAAGGCCCAGCGCCGTCTGTTCGTCGAGCGTTGTCTTGTCGGCAAGTTCGACGGGCGCCGCGGGCATGCCCCTGATCGCCGACTGGACAGGGGCGCAGGCGCAGAGCGATAGCGCGGCAAGGATGTAGAAGCCCTTCAATAGTCGCATGGCAAACTCCTGATATCAGCGGGGATTGGTGGCGGGGGAGGCGAGCCGGCCTTGCAGCATGCCCGCGACCTCGATCCGTTCGGCCTTACGGAAGGACGGCTTGTAAGAGGGCTTCGCGACCGGAACGACCAGCGCGGTGCCGTCGCCCGACCAAACGCCGTCAAAGAACAGTTCGGCTTCCTTGGCGCGCCTTTCGGTCAGGTCACCGCTGTTGAGATAATGGGTTTCGAGGAAGTCGCGGGCGGCGTCACGCTTGTCGGCCTTGAACAGCTGGACCCAGTCGGTGCGCAGGATCGCGCCGGTGTTGTAGTGGAACGACAAGGCGGCGGCGAACTGCGCCTCGGTCAGCTTGCATCCCGCGAACGCCTTGCGGACGTCGGGGATGTAATTGTTGTTGAGCAGCCAGATATAGATCTCGAGGCAGTGGCCGACCGTTTGCGGCTTATCCTTGTAGCGGTCGACGCTATGGCCGCTGCGGTTGGTGACGCCGATGCCCCAGGTACCAACATTCTCGCTGTCGAGATACCATTCCAGCACGATCGCTTCATGGCCGACCAGCTCCGCCGCGGTGCGCGGGGTCAGGCGGATCGTGTCGATAGGTTCGGTGACCAGCGTCGGCGATGGCGTCGACGGCGGTGGCGTTTTCGGTCGCCGTGCGTCCCATTGCGCCGCGAGCTGGTCGATCAGCGTGACGTCGGCGTCGACCAGCCGGGCGCCCGGCGCGAGCGGGCGGATGACGGCCGCGATGCTGTCGGCATATTGCTGTTTCACGCGTCCTTCTCCCGCTTTTCGATCCAGCGCCGGAACAATCCGAACGCCTCGCCGGTCAGTAGCCATTCGATAAAAGGCGTGCCGCCGACCGCGATCAGGAACGCGGCGAGCGGCGGGGTCAGCGTGATACCGACCAGCGGGATGACGCGGCCGTCGAGCGCGGGGGCGAGTACGAACGCAAAGCCGGTCGATCCGAACAGAGCGACCATCGCCCACAATGACGTGTCGATTCCGTCCGCCTTGCGCTGGCGCGACTTCAGCAGCGAAAAGCACAAGGCGACCAATCCGCCGGTGATGAGCGCGAACATGAATTCGAGCGCATAGGCAGGGTTCCGGTCGACCGCCGCAACGCCGGCGACGCCGTAGGCGCCGAGCAGATAGAATGGATCCAGTTTCATCGTTTCGTTTCCCCCGCGGGCAGGCACGCTGCGCATGGTCTTGCTCCTTTGGTCAGTCCCACAGCTGGACCGTTTCCCGCTGTGGCCGCGCGGCCTCGCCGATTTCGGGAAGTTCGACGATCGTGCCCTCGGGCAGCCGCGGGCCCAGCGCGGCGAGTCCGCGGTTGAGCTCCAATGATTGTTCGGTGATGCCCGCGGTGGTGCCGAGCATCCGCCAGCAGATGGCGTCCAGCGTCTCGCCGGCCTGGGCGACGGCCTGCATCAGATCAGCTCCGCATGATTGCGCTGGACGGGCGTGTCGACGCCGATCGAGCGCAGATCCGCAACGGCGTGGTGCGCCATGCGGCGATAATCGTCGGCGGAGATCCGCTTTTCATCGTTGCGCTGCGACTGCTGATCGGCGGCGACCAGGTCGCGATATCCGTCGGCC